CTTTTATCGCTAATCACCAATTTTTCAATCACTTAATTTTCATCGAACTCACGTTAATATACCCATTTATCACCTCATTCACAGCAAGAGATTGGGGCGAAGGCATTTCAGCGACCGAAACATTCTCAATATGCCTGGGACCTGACATAAAATATGAAACATCAATCAACATAGCGATAGTTATTTAGAAGTCTTGCCTTTCCCGGTTTTCTTTTCATCTTCCACGGAAACGGCTTTATCATCTGTAACAGTTACCTCCTTGGCATCTTCCTCTTGCAAATCTTTTGAATCGGCAACCGGAAGATTCTTTTCATCAGAAGGCACCTGTACTTCAAGTTCTGCAATGCGAGCTTTCATTGTTTCACGCTCTTCTGTCAGTTCAACAATTGTCTTATCTTTCTCTGCAATGGATGCAGTAAGCCTGCCAATCTCTTCATTTTTCTCTGCAAGCATACATTCCAATGTCTTTCGGGCATCTTCTTCTGTAACAAGACCACATTCGGAAATAGGGATGAGTTGAATCATCCCTCTATTAATCCGAATGCGTTGCTCTTTAAGCACATTGGTTACATCCTTATCGTTACCTATAAGTATGTAATCCATAATCTTACGCTTTAGTTATTGCAGTTTTCAATGCGGACAAATCCCCATAAGCGAAAGCCCACGGCATATAAATCGGGAAGATAACTTCTTCTTGTGCCATCAATACAACCTCGTTGCAAAGCTTGGTCTCCACATCTTCAGCCCATTCAAGTGTCAAAGTGGTATAATCAACCAAATTTGCAGCTTGGTTAAAGTCACCCAAAAGATACTTACCGGGAAGAATACCACCATACTCGATAATCGGGCGACCGGCAATATACTTCACCCCATCAACCATTTTAACGATACCAAGATTACGTCCTGTCGTATCTTTCTCCGATTCCATACCGTTAACAGTCATTGGATTAAGAATAATGGCATTCGGAAAATACTGGGCATATGTCATTGCGGCGAAAGCTGTTTTCACTACATCTTCAGAGTTGGGTTCCTCAATGTTCTTAAAGCCGGCTTCATGAACACTGAATGTCATTTTATCCGTAGCAGTTTCAGCACCGGAGAACGCGACACCAGGAATAAGGATACGACCATCTTCCATTTTCACAAGAGCGTGTGTTTTGTTCAGTTCTGTAAGAACAGCGGCACCAGCGAACGTGATACTCATTCCATCAAGAATCAAATCCTGTGGTTCTGCAAACTCTACAATTACATCCTTATCACCGTTATATCCGGTAATAGCTTTTACAGCACCGGCGGCACCTGTAACAATGGCTGTACTAATAATCTTCTCTACAGAAGTCACCCCAGTATTATTGACAATACCAAGCAGATTCTCCCCGTTACCGTCACCAAACAAGATGTTCCAGTCTTCTGCCATCCAAACAGCTTCAGGAAGCATGTTCAAGATGTAGGAACGAATGTACACTCTTGATTTCAACATACGTTTTGAAATACGGATATGAGTACCAAGGCGCTTAGTTCCTGTCTGTATCTCTTTTACCTTGATACTTGATTCCGGTAAACGACCGTTCTCAGTTACAAAACGGGCATTGCGGTTGAAAGCATATACTTGCGCATAGGCGAGTTGAGGATATGCAGGATCAGCTGTCAGCGTCGTTAATACATCACGCATATGCAACTTTTTGTTGGCAACCTGAGTCACAACACGTTTCTGTTGTTGAGTAATCAACAAATCACCGGTGTAGTTGTCAGTCATGGAAACAACATCTTTCAAGGAGAAGCCGTCAAATTCTCCTGATTTGCGTGTTTTTCCTTCTGCGAAATCTCTGAATTTTTCAGAATCAAGCATCTCGTTCAACTTCTCATCGAACTTGTTGATAGTATCCATAGAAAGACCTTTCTGCTTCATTTTCTCGATACTTTCACCAAGAGTTTTAACTTGTTCTACAAGTTGCTCGTTGTCCTTTACCAATTGCTGGAACTTTTCTCCATCATAGGCTTTCAATAGATTATTGATGTCACCAAACTGTTTCGTTACCTCCTCCGGTGAAGCAAATCCTTCAAGTGACTTGTTAACTACTTCACACATCATGCCGGCGATATTTTCCATAAATGTTTTCTGTTCTGCCGGCAGACCGTCCGTTTTCAGATTAAAATCTGATACTGTAAATTTTCTAATTGGCATAAAATTTAAATTTTAAGTTATTTATTCTCGAAACAGCTATTCAAACTCTTGAAATCGAGTAAAGTGCCATTATCAGCGGCTTTAATCGTCACTTCATCGTTCCCATTTTCCCCGTCATTCTTTTCTTGAGTGTCAACAGACGGCTCATTTTTTCCGGTGGTATCTTCAGAAGTGTTTTGCAGAATAGCATTCGAACGATATACTTTTCCCCAACAGTGGGGACATCTTACATAATTCATAAGGTCTTGTAGACCCTTTTGAGAAAATTCTTTCTTTTCTGATTTGACAGAATCAATAAGAGAAATTACTTGGGTTCTAATCTCCGGAGTGAGCTTCTCCATTTCTTCCCTTACAATGTCCTGTGTTATCCATCTCTGATAATCAGCAGCATAATCTAATACCTGTTGGGCAAAGGTATGCTCTGTTTCTGCATCATAATCAAATTGATGACCACAATGAGGACATGAGACAACGGCACCACCGTTGAGGCTCTTCAATAATAAACTTAATTCCATATCGTATCCTTTTAAACGTTCATCACTATATCCATGCTGCAAGAACGCTTTCCGAACGAAATCAACAGCCTCCTTTACCTGGTCGGCAGTAGCAGACTTAATATTCACAAGGAAAGTCTGGGGATTACTCCCCCAACTTGTCAATGTTGAATATTCCATCATACGCCATTCAAGCACTTTACAGGGATCAACAGAATCTCTTTTAATGGCCTTGACCCCAATAGAATGCTCAAGTGTTCTGCCATTCTCTGCAAACAGTTTATAATCAGCTAACGTATCACGGCCGATCTGTTTTTCAAGATTTAACTGACCGACCATAACCAAATTACCTTCTGTTTCCTTACCACTCAACGGAACACCTAACAACTGGTCTGTACGATGATTCAGGAACCAACGCATCCGACCAATATTTTCTTTCAATGTCTTATTGAATGAGCCGGGCATAGATATGTCATTTTGTGAGTCCTTCACACCGATACCGTTCACCGCAACGGTAACGATACCCTTCTCATCAACATCATTTGCCTTTGTCTTGTACTGAAGGCTTTTGATTTTCTCTTCCATCTTTTTCATCTCCACTTTTAGTGTTAAAAACTCGATTTACTTTATCCAGTTCCTCATCTGACATATCAAATTTCAATTTGTCAAACAAGGGATTTTCTATCATACTTTCGCCTATTTGGGCACGCCAGTCATTGAGTGTTATAAGCCCACATGAGAATTGTTCACGACAACGTTTATTTATATTTGTCTTTACGTCTTCGGATTCTTTCAATCCTTCCTGCAAACAATCAACATCAGAAAAATCACAATCCAAATAATATCCCCCTCCTTCAAGACCAAGGAAAGCTGTAAAATCCTTGCAGAATTGTTTGGCCATAGGAATAACAGTTGAACAATATACGCTCTTTTCAGCAGTAGCCTGATTGCTAAATGTGGACTGGTCTTTTCGCGGAACAAGAACGGCAGGGATGCCGTATGCCCCTGCAATATTTATTGCATCAGCCAAAGTCTCTTCAAACGGCTGTAACTCTGCAATAGAAAGATTAGTACGAACAAAGTCAATGTCTGCATCTGAAATACCATAAGGTACCTGGCCCTTCCTTACACCATACTTCTCAAAATTTTGCTTCAAAAGCTGTTCCTTTTCATCGTCAGTCAACGCTATTGAACCGGTAGCATCAGTTTTCTTACTTACAATAAAGCCCAATCCACCCCGCTTTACATAAATCACATTTCTAGCTTCATATACAGCTATTAGATTTGACATTGGCTTATTTTGGGAAGCAAGACGACTTTTGGACTTCAAGAACATAGCCCCTGAATAGAACTCTGCACTTCCGTCTCTATCATGCCATATTTGGTATGGAGGAATTTCCAAACTACCATTCCAACCATACTCCAAACGATAGCTACGAATAATATCTTCTGTTTGGGCAATGCCAAACAATGGTATATTCCCGTAAACAGGTTCTACAATAGTCTTATCAGAAGGTAGCACCCAATAATTATCGCAATATCTCCATTTTTCAGCTGTAGAAAAGACATCAGGCATAGCAGCACGAATAAAGCTATTCCCTGTACACAATTTATAAATATGGTGCTGATAAATCAATTCTTTCCAACGCATCAAACAATTAGGACGACTAAGTATGCCATTCATTCGTTTATTCGCCCATACTATACTGTCATCCTTAGTTTTCTTCAATTGAAAATTAGCACCTGCAATTCGCGATGCAATATAATCGATCGGGAAAAAGACTTCAGGTATCGTACTGAATAGCGTTAGATAGTTACTGCCCGCTACAATAGGACTAGTAAGGTCCTCAATGTATGCAACTGACCATTTTTCAGCCTTGCCACTTTGAGTATCTATATCCTTATTTTCAGATGAAGTAACTATTTCAACTTCACCTTTAGTCTTAGATTTCTTTCCAAATAGATTATCAAAAAAAATATTCATTGGGTTCCTTTTTGAGCAAAACTAAGTAAAAAGGAAAACCGTTTTCCAAAACACTAAAATCTTGAAATTACGAAAACATAATATCAACAATACAACATCCTTATTTTCAATTACATATAACGCAATTCAATTCAAACCTAATTTTACAACGAACTGTACTAGCCCACTCAAAACAGCACTGGCCTCTTTTGTTTCACTATCTTTATTATAGTCCATCAGGTTATTCATGAAGGCAACATATTCCGTATCAGATTCTATTTTTGATGCAGAAAAAAGAATACTATTTTTCACATAATCAGATGTTGCAGCAATACGCTTGTCTACATCCGGGAACTCTTTCATTACACGAATCTCTTTACTTGTACTAGAACGGAGTTCCCGGATAAAAGGGAAATAAGCATCCGTACATTCAATTACACATGAATCAGATTCATGGGACAAAATAGAAGAACGTATATCTTCTGTTGAAGTAGTATCCATAAATACGACATCAACAATATGCCATTTATTCCCACATCTAAACGCTTGTATAAGGACAAATTTCCCATTAACATTCGGCATCACATATAGAATCTTCTTAGTGTATTTACATTCAGTATCTGGATTGAAGAAATTAATAGTGCCATTACAAGCATACAAGTTCCTTTTTCGCCGGTTACTAAACTCTATATACTGCTCACTACACAAATCCACAACAACATAGCGAAACGTATCGGATAAATGACCATGTTCCTCATATGTCTGCATGGTAGTTTTATTCTTGACCTTGGTTTTAAGAATGGCACCGTTAGCATCTTTCTGTACGCTCATGTAGTCCTCGATAGATACCGAACATGATTCGTCAATGTATATCTCTATGCCGGGAACAGTACAATCAAAGATAGCATTGATAAACTCACCGGTCATTGCGACACTCGGATTCTTGTTACCTACCTTATCTTCAATCTCGAACCCTTCTTTTTGTAATGTGTCTATGAATAAGTCCATCCAAGAGCGTTTTTCATCATCAATGCTGTTGGCCACCTTTGTTGAGGCATCACCATGTACATATAACCTATCAGAATATTGGATAGATTTCAGATACTTTGCAACAAGCTTGGAAGCTTTCTTAACTGTATTGTTCGGGCTTTCGGCACACGTTTCATGGAATTGCCAAACCTTGGTACCAGTTGTGAAATCGACCTGCCAATATGATACACTGATATATGGCAGTACGTTGTTATCGACAGAGATATGAATAGGTAAGTCCGGAACATACTTATGTTCACCGGAATGTTTGCCACGGTTGAAGGAACCGAAGAACTCGCTACCGGTACGAATGACACCCCACTCTCCCAATGCGTACACATTGTAATAGTCCGGGTCGTGAACTCTATCATACTCAAAATCGGCAACACATTGCTCATCATAGAAACCATACGTACCGTCAGGACTACCAACAACCCAAAAATTATTCAAATAGGTAGATTGGATAATAACTGTATTAGGGGCCTGTTCCTCGATTTGCTTAGTACGAAGATTAAGTATTTGCCTAGGTGCGTTCTTTTTTACGGATTTGACCTTGGTAAGTTCTTCCGGCAACTCTTTGCCGGCAATGGTAACAGCCATCGGTACATCATGCCATTTATCTTTATCAATGAACTCTTTCTTTATCCAATGGCTTTCACTGATCGGGTTAAAGGTACAAATAATCTGCTGGCCTTTCTTACCACGCAAACGCTTACGTAGCTGCTTGAAATCCGGATGCTCGAACTCTGACCATTCCTCTAACTGAACACGCTTATAGTTGGAGATACCTTTTATCTTCTCCGGATCGTCAAGACCGGAGAAATCTATCTTAGCTCCATTAACCAGACATTTAATAGTATTCTGTTGGAACTTGAACAAATGGGAGATGCCAAGACCGGCCGCAGCGACTTTATAATCTTCATAAATGGTTTTGAGAATAGAAGCTCCTACCTTACGCATGACAAGAGTGTTTTCACCATCCTGTAATGTCTGTATCAGTATGGTTTGTGCCACACTATACGATTTACCGGAAGATGAACCTCCATAGAGAATGATAAAACGGATAGTCTCATCATTCAAGTACTTCAATAAATAGAATCCGTTAGGATTTAGCTTCTTATAATTTATAACCATATTATTCTAAAAGTAAGGTTTCTCCGTAGGGTGAATACCGGATTTTGCAGTTCAAATTGTTCTATTCTTCCGAATTCTCATTATCTTCAAAGCCGATACGAAGTTCACCGACTTTATTTCCGTCTCCACCTTTGATATTGACATTCTTATCGGCTTCCCATCCATTCCAGGCACCAAGAATCCGGGCGGCTTCTGTCTTGCCGTTGAACTCATAATTAACCACTCCTCTATTATTCTGAATCTTCTTCAACGCATTACGGGCGCGCTTTGGAAGTTGGGACGGACTTCTCATCTTTGTTTTCCCGGTAACAGGGTCTACATAATGTAAATCATCGGGATCAGCGAGTACAATATCCATTAATACCTTCTCGACCGTTTTCCTCTCTACTTCAGTCTCTTTCGCCCTCTGTTGCTTAATCTCACTTATCCTTGCACTAACCTTGCTATTGGCTAACAATCTGCTAGCAGCACTCCAAATCGTTTCAGGTTTCATCTTTGACGCATCATAAGACATCCTATATGCTTCACTAGCATTACCTTCTGTATCAACGTAGTATTTACAGAATTTCTCTTGCTTGAATGTTAATGGTTTCTCTTGCTTTCCCATATCAATTGTTATTTATTCCTACGAGAAAAAGAAGCTGCTCTCTATCCTTTAAAAGCTCATAGGTGGCAAGCAGTGTGCTGCCAGTTGTTAATATGTCATCATACACTATTATTTTCTTTTCCTTTATCGGACGAAGAAGAAAGAATTCTGGATTCAATCTATCTTTAGTTAGGCACTGGATTGCATTCTCATAGAATGGTATTTTCACCGCCCCAGCTATTTTCGTGCAGATAGAGGTTGCAAAATGAAAGCCCTCGTAGTGTCTCCGTCGCGGTGTGGTGACTATACACCATCCTTCATATCCCCCTACTATGAAGCGGTGGAGAAACTCACACGCTCTCTCTGCAAAGAATGATGCAAGTTCCTCCGACTGTTTAATTTCTGAAAAGCTGGTACCAGTCTTGGAACGGGTGAACTGGGAGATGTAATAGATATCACCCTTTTTATGAAGTGATACCTTTTCTTTCAGATCACATAACCGTTCCTGATGAGACCAGCTCTTATATTTCACCGCTTCCGGCTTATCCCAGTCATCAATACGACATATCTTTCCCTTTCCTTTCATCAAAGATCTTCTTTACTCCGTCCTCGACAGATGTGTAAGACAAAGGTACTAAATAGATATCCCGGTTCACCGACTGCTCTAAATTGTCAAAATCCCGTTTTTCATTAATTAGCTCAATTTCAAGCGGTTTGTAGTATTTTACTAAAGAAGCAAAATACATAGTAGTCACAGGTTGTACATTACAGATGTTGATTAGCTGACGGTTACATCCTATCGCATAGATAAGTCCTTCGACAACATCATCCATGTAAGTAAAGCTCCGGATATTCTGACCGCAGTTGTATAATGACACCCTTTCCTCATTAAGCAGGAACCAGAGAAGAGTTCTTTCACGTGGGTTTGGTGAATATACATTATGCAGCCGGCATCCGGTAGCAGTCTTACAATAGACAGATGCGTACTGTTCATCGAAATACTTGCTTATTCCATACATAGAAGTGGTATTCTCCGGATTAGCCGTTGACGAACTGGCATACACTAACTTTACATGATACTGGTTACATGCATCAGCTACTCGCATGAAAGTATCAATGTTATCTTTCCTGATTTGTTCCAGGTTTCCATTAAAAACGCTTGTTTGTGCCGCTAAATGGAACACACAATCAATCCCCCCATTCTTCAGGAGTTCACATACTTTTGTGGCTTCAGTACCAGACTTTCGATCAACTCCTATGACCTCAACACCTCTTTTTAATAATTCTAGGCAAAGAGCCTTACCTATAAAGCCCTCACTGCCGGTTACAATTACTTTCATCATCACAAAAATAAAAGGGTGTATCAGACAACCGATACACCCAGGTTCAACATTAAATAATAAAACAAATTACTTATACCAACGTCCACCACAATATCTACATACGAAATAATCCCCCATACTCGTTATTTGGTCTTTTTCATCAACGCATATACGACACATACAAATCTTGTGATACCCGTCGGATTCAGGTTCCTGGATTCTATCATATTCCCAAAATGACAATTTCCCCTTTACCGGGATAGGTTCAGGGAATAGAATAGGATTAGCCAGTACCCAGTTATATACACCTTTATCTGCCCATACAGAAGGATGATTCATTATACAATCGACTATTTCTATACTACCGATAATAGAACCGGTAGGCAAGTTACTAAAAGAAGTTTTATTCAAACTGCTTCCTGACTGAAGCAGTTTACTACTTTGAATATCAGATAATGAGCCCCAAGACCTCTTTTCACCTTTAGCGGCAGCATGAATAAGTACACGTCCTCTGAATTTCGTACTCCAGGAACGGTTTTCAATATCTTTGATACCGTGGACTATCAAAGAAGCCCACGGTTGTTTTATTGTTATTGCTTTCATTTCTATTCTTTATTCCTCCAATAGTTTTAGCAGTGATTTTTTATACTCGTCTATTTCCTTAATAGCATCTTCTTGACCTGATTTTGCATCATTTATCATTAAATCTGCTACTCCCTCCATTATTTCATCCTTATGCCTATTCAGATATTTGATAAAGTATTCCTGCATCAAATCAGTATCCATATTTGCTATATCCGAATATGTGTCTCCACTTCCATAACTGCCAGAAAAAGAAGAATAACAAAGATTACTTATATTCATACTCTGAATACTCTCCCTTCTGCCAAATCCATCTGTATGCTTATCTATTCCACTATTGCTATGGCTTTGAAACTCTTCTCTGATTTTAGGGAGAGTTTCTTTAATAAACTTTTTCAGTTTTCTGCCAGTAGTGATTAACTTACTTAATTCTTTTGCTGTCATCATCAGTCTCCTTTCTTTTTAATCCGTTCTAGTACATCTCTGTTGGCTTCCAATATTTCATCGAAAGACAGAATAGGCATCCAACATATAACCTTAATATCATCCTTTTCGACACTTTTTCCTAAATATGATATATCACTATCAGTAGTCCATATACCATTTTCATACGTGAATACATCTATATGCTTACGTGATTCAGCTTCTCTATCATCGTATTTATAGTAATATAAAAATCCGACTAAAACACGCTGCTCTTCATCTGGTAATCGTTCTTCTACTCTTATCCATGGAGATTGCTTTTTCTGCCACTCAACACCAGATGCAAAAACTTTACGCATATATATTTCAATCACATGCGGCTGATTGATGCGATTTGCTAATTGAGCTACCAATGATTTAAAATTCATATCTGTTCTTGTTTTGAATTACTTTTTTATTACAACTGCCATAGTACTAACAGTTGTTCCACTTTCCTTGAATTCACCGGCTCCGATTTCAAAAACTTCTCCATGAACTTCTTCCAACCATTCCCGGAAGTCAACACATTTCTTTTCAGACGCGAATTTCCAATGCTGACTGGTAATAGCTGCAAGAATTCCACCTTCTTCCAAGCGTTCATACATAAGTCTTACATGGTCAATATCCTGATTACCGGAAAATGGAGGATTAGCAATAATCTTAGTGTAATGCCCTACACTGTCTCTCGTAAAATCTTCATCAAGCAATATTACGTTATCAAGTGTATGAAGGAACTCCCTGTTTTCCGGCATCAATTCATAGCATTCAACTGTTACTGACGGGCACGACCGATGAATCGCTTTTATCAGAGCACCGCGTCCGGCACTTGGTTCAAGTACGGTATCTGTTTCGTGAATTCCACCGGCAAGCATTATCAGCCAGTCTGCAATATCAGCAGGTGTTTCAAAGAACTGAAAATCTTTTTGCAAATCGCATCGCTTACCTTCTTTCAAGATGGAGAACACACGTTCCGGATTAAAAGGAAATGTGAATCCCTGTATCTTACCTCCCTGCCATGAGCCGCCAGCTTCTTCTATCCATTTCTTTGCTTCAGCATAGGATTTCTTATTGAATTGTACTTTCGGAAGTTTAAGAACACTATCCTCAAGAGTACAATGCTTCAGTATTTCTTCCACATTCCATTTTTTACCTTCGTCAGCCTGTTTCTTCCTTTCATCAACCGGAGCGTCCGGCGCTAACAGTGAGGATATTTTCGTAATAACCATATTACTCGCATCCATAAAAGTATTAACACAGGAAAGCGCTTCCATAAGAAATTCAGTATCAACATATCCGGCAGCGTCATAAACATCTATGCCTTCAGTCATATCCGACAATTCATTGAGCTGGGCTACACTACCACGTAACGTTTTTATTAAAGTCTCTTTGTTGTTCATCATAACTTTTTTGTAAATAAATTCTTGTTGTATCTACACTACCATGACCAAGAAGGTCTGCTAATTGAATTACATCTTTGGTTTTCTTCAGGAACATTTTAGCAAAGAAGTGCCGGAAGGCATGCGGGTGCATTTTTTTAGAATCAATGCCACAATGGCTCCCCCACACCTTCATAGACTGTGCTAGCCCACGTTGAGTAATTGGACCATATCTACCTACCGCAAACAACCCAGTCTTATTATTCTCCGCCACATAAATCTTCACCTCTCGTTGTAACTGTTTTTGAAAGAAAAAACGCCTGTACTTATTTCCTTTACCTTTCAAAGTCACTTCACCGGCGACTATATCCTCCCAGGTAAATTGCAAAAATTCAGAAAGGCGTGCACCAGTAGTACCTAAAACCTTAATAAAAAAGTAATAGTCTTTATTTGATTTGGTTTTAAGATATTCCAGTAATCTGTTATACTCATCTTCTGTAGGGACATTAGAGACATCTAATTTCCGTTTCATTTTAGGTCTCTTTAATTCGATAGGTTTCTTTATCCATTTTGAGAACTTCTCTAATGCAGTAATTCGTAGACGAATTGTTTGAGGTGAAAAAGAGTTCTCTTCAAGCATTTTTACGAACCTCTTACAATTATCCATGTTTACTTCATTTGCGTACTCAAAATACTTCTTTAGAGAAGTATAATAGATGTCAACTGTATGAGGAGAATAATCATTACTATCTGTCAGATGAACTATAAACTCACTGATTAAGGCCTTATTTTTTTCAGAAATGGCACTTAACTTTTCTAACGGTTTTACAACTTTCTCTTTACGTTTATAGCCAATACCTAAAAATGATAACAAATCAAGTATAGCATTACACATAAGTGGATGGCGAACCATTATTTCCACATTTTTCTGCTTGTATGCAAGATATCCGCGACGGTTTATACAGATAGCATCTTCAAGGAAATCATTAACATACTTGATATATTTCCCTATAAAATCGTAGCTTTTACCTGTTGTATACAAGTATGATATATAATCTACTAATATCTGTTTTCGTTTATCATCCATTTTTTCTGATTTGAGAGTTAATACTTTTTCCCATGCATTTTTTCACGGAGTTCATTATATTTCATTTTCTGTTCGATGTGCCAAAGCAGGTTTATTTCTAAGTGCTTGGCAAGCCCGAAGATTGATAGTATCATATCATTCACGGCTGTAGGAAAATCAAATATTCCGTCATACCTAACAGGAAGTGTAGAGATGGAATAGATTGATTCGGTGAAAGTTTCGTCTTTACAGGCTTCTGCCATATCTTCAATACAGTCCTCAATATCTCCGTTGGCAAGTTCAAGGCTTATTCCTCGAAGCCCTGCCAGGTCAAGCAAGCGGATTACAGCATCGGCTAACTCTTCTTCGATTGAACCTTTAATGGTTTCGTTATATGCGACTTCGTAACCGCGCTCTTTGGGAATGTCAGGGTCTAACCCTTGACAAATACGACTGGTTGAGATTTTCTTCTCGAACCAATCAACATTAGCACGCTTTCCCCTTCTATCTGCTTCCACAGCTTCCATAAGTTCAGATATTACAAGACAAAGAAAATGTTCATTACTCAATTCCTGATCGTGAAACCCGTGCCCGCAGGCAGTTCTATATGCTTTGTCTCTTAATTCATTTAATTTCATTTTACTCATCCTTGTAATGCTTAAATATATCTATCCAATTCCTTTTCTAATAATTCTCCATCTATTTCAGGAAACAGCCTCAGAACTAAATCCAAAGATTTGCAATAATTGTTACTGTATTCTTCAGTATCCATTAATCGAAGTACCATAGAACAAAAGATACTTTTTGTGTCTTTTAATTCGCCTCTCATCAGCAATTTTGATAGTTCGATAATTTGACCAGTAGGATTATGAAAACTTCCGTTTATATATTGAAAAATTAGTCTTCCTTCAAATTGGCATATTTCACAATCTAGTTCACAATCAATGTACTCTATTTTACCATTTATGAATTCACAATAAACACATTCACTATTAGAAGCAAATAAAATTGCAAAATCATAGATATCATCACTATTACCTACAATTATTGAAGTAGATTCAAGAGTTTCCGAAACACCATTATTCCACTTTGCATCTTCAATAAGTTCCCTCACATATTCTTGAACTCTTGTGATGTTCTGCTCTATTAAATCTTTTTTACTCATAATTTCAATTCAATTAAGTTCGATTATTTTTTTGCAATATTCTCCCAAAAAACAGCACCTTCAGGAGTATTATAAAAAGGGAATGAAATAGCTAGAAACCGATGAAAACAGCAATCAACATCTAACAAATTGTTCATCCGTTCTTCATTTGTCATTGAGAAGTCAGGACACTCAATATTAAATGTCTCATTTGCTCTTTCTGTATTATATTTCCATTGATTGAAAATACCCAGTCTTTCTAATTTTTCTATTTTTTCATTCCTCTTCATATTGATTGACTTTTAATGCTTTACGTCTATAAAGGTAATCGTTATTGACAAGTTTAGCAAACAGAAACTTCGCCATTTTAACGCCATTTTAATCAGTTTTTTTCTTCAACAATTCACGTCTAAATCTTTCCTCTAAATCAAAAATGGTTTCTCCACTATTACGACGATAGGGCCTATCGGTATTTAACTGAAGTTCTTTCAGCTTTTTCCAATACCATGGAAGGTACAAATACATATTCTTCAACTCCTTCAAATTCTTATTTCCACAACACCAGCAACTCACACGATCAAGTAGTTCATATAGCCTTACTCCATCCTCACACCAAACAAAGCCTTTTGTATAACAGTACTGGAGTGCATCTGCTTCTGTAACCCCCCAGTCACGAAGTGGTAAAACCCGATTAGCCCGATTTTCTTTTTCAAAGCGATGCATCTCATCGGCAGCAATACCGACATAATCAATTCCATCTTTTGTGTGAGCTTTCAACGCACGAAGTTTTTCACTCGTTCCCCATCGGCATGTTCCCCCACACCAACTATATCCTTTTTTATGGATAATATTGGTCCCTCTTTTCTTAACCGGCCTTTCAAACATTGTCCAAAGAAAAGGTTGCTCCGGATGCAGTTCTGTATATTTAATGCCAAGTTTTTTAAGAATTGGAAGAACAGCATCACGAGTGTTATAGATTGCCTGAAATTCCATACCTGTATCATAGAAAACGACTTCATCCAACTGATATCCTTTATCTATTAGCATGAAAAGCATTGCCAAGGAATCCTTTCCAAAGCTGACTGAAGCATAATATTTCATACAAAAAATTTAATAGACAAGTCACTTTTTCTTCTTTGCCCTCTGATTATTAATCTGTGACATACACATACGGCACCAGGAAGTCAACAAATGATATTCCTTACCTTTTCTCACCACTATACGATTGTAGAACCGGTTCAAGTAGAAGTAATTTCCGCAATGGGTACATCTTTTCATTTCACGTCCTGAATCATCTATAATCCGATTACGCGGCTTACGATGAATTAGAGTACAACTTTTACACTTCTCATCAGTTTCGCGGTGCCGCCGGCAATGTGATAAGGATTTTGCTCCACATTTAGCAAACACTTTACAATCTCTACGAGGTATTGATTGACACACATTCATGGCTTCCTCGCATTCAAGAATTTATTTACTACACGAGAAAGTACATCCTCATTCTCCGGCATCAGCCATTCTTTTGCAACGTTCCAAGCAATACTCATAGCAGGATTGAAGTTATCCTTCCTGACTGTGTGATGAGACAAACGTCCTTCAGTGGGCTTCAAACCCTTATCATGTAAGATACACAGTCCATTCTCGAAAAAAGCACAATACTCCTTACCAGCAACGGGCTGAATCATCGGAATAGCAATATTAATAACCCCTAAGAATATACCAGCAGCCCAGTTCGTCAGCGCTAACCTGTCGGCATAACCTGCATCAATAATTCGTTCAATATCATCAGGAGTACCTAAACATGGCGTATGACATTGTTGTTTACAAACACTGCATGAGCATTGTACAGGTACACGACCTGAAGCCCTCATTACCCTTTGTAATGAGGTTTCTTTTGATAATTCTCTCATAGTAAATTATTTGAGATACTACAAATTATTAAACATCGCCCCACAGCTTTACTGCAAGGTCATAATTTTTTTTAGCCTCTTTTACTGCTTTATTGGCATAAGCCATAGCGTATGTATGCTCGCGTCGGTACTTACCGGACTTCAATCCTTCGTGATATTCTTTTGCTTGTTCCAACTTATGTTCGTAGAAATCTATACTTTCCGGCATGGACAAGTTTATCGTATTAGCCCTTTTTTCCCAATACTTCGCAACTCTTTCATGTTCGGCAGCCTTATCGCTAAACTCAACGCTTTTCCCCATATTGTTCCACGCATCATCTATCGCTTTTCTGTGTCGCTTCTCGCTATGATGTCCCACTTTGATAGGCTCACCTAGAGAAAGAAAATCCTTATCTTTATTGGACTTGTTGTAATATTCACAGCTTTTCTGTACAGCAGATGTAGCCCATTCATGACGACGTTCAGCTCTTTGTTTGGCCCACTCTTGCACATTAAAGCCATCAGCCCGTACGATTGAGTAGTAATAGAATCCATCACGTTCGTAAATGAGGTTGAAAACAATACATTCATTTTCTTTTCCATACTTGGTGGTAACTTCAATAGTTTCACCTTTTTCGTGCTTCTCATCACACTTTGCCAAAAATACATTTGGCGCAAATTTGTAATACGTGTTCATTTTTTTAATTAAATTGGTTTGACTTATATGAAAAATGATGAAACCACAGCTACTTAGCCGTGGTTTCATCATTAAATAACTTTGGTTGACTGGGTTGAACCAAATCATCGAATAAACCAGGAGCACGAGGTTGTAACGCCTTGTATTCTTCCTGAAAGAATTCTTCTTTGGTTCTCCCATGTTTTTTACCCTTTCGTGTATGTACATCGAAAGTGTAATCTGGAATAGGAATAGGGTAACGCCTGACATCATTTATCCACTTTTCTATATCAATATCCTTTCTATCATAGATGAAGTTTTGCAAATGATCCGCATCACGATTCTTTCTACATTCACAAAGGAGAATAACAGCTTTACTGACAAATATCCTCCCTTTGGGTTCAGTAGCAGTCTTGTTTACCAGCTCATGCCCCTGCCACAATGCTTCTATCTCTTTAGTAATGATTCCATAGCAATCTTCAGCACTAATGGTAAACAGACGCTTCCACACATAATCGCGGTACCCACTCGCCCAAAGTTCCAATGCAAAAAAGCCGGCTACCCCGGTGTCGGCTCGCCTAATGGCTTTCTGCATTGCAGAACTCACCTCAAAGAAATCATATCCGCAAACTGTTCTTATAATCATAATTCTAATTTAATGGTTTGACTTTTAGTTTATTACATCTGTAAAATTAGCTAAAAAAGGCGAATATGACAAACAGAATGGACGCCATTTAAACGCCTTTTTTACAGACTATTAGAATTTGAATTTGCATGATATATTATATTGAACGAGCTGCTTTGTTTTGTCTTTCCCATTAGTGGTTGCACTCTTTAGCAAAATACTATCACCAAAATTCTTTTTGATAAAGAGGATAGATTTACGTTCCTCTTCCTGATTCCTTATAGAAGCAAGCCCACCAGCGTTTACAAAAGTGTTCTTTTGCTCAAAATTATACCGCAAATCGGTTAAAACCTTACGTTCTTTGTACTTCATGTAACAAGAAATCCAAAAATCTTCCTTCAAACGTATTTCCTCATTCCACCAAGTGTTTTTGTTATAGATTACTCCATAACTGCAACCGGTTATCATTTTCGAAAGAGAAAGAAAAGCGGATTCATCATACATTACCGGCGATATCCGAGCGGTGAAGCCAAACAGATGTACATCCATCATACTGGCCATCTCAAATAATGACTGAATGATATTGGTTATCTTATCTTTATCCTTTATCCGGCTAGGTTCTCCTTTTTCCACATAAATAGGTTTGCAGGCATGGACATCATCATCAAGCATGAAAAGTTCTCCAAAATGCTTTGCCATCCAGTTACGTTTCGGGATGAGGCCCATAACGTCGTCAGGATGAGTAACAATTTCACATTCCGGGTTAAATTGTTGATATAAGTCAGCTTGACTTTCAGCAACGCAAATGATAGGATCGTTCACCAACTTTTTAGCGAACACCCGGTCATGGCGTTTATGACTTGGTATTACTATCTTGCAGGGCATGGCGAACGTCTTTTATATCAATTACATTGGATTTACTTATTTTCCCGGTTTTGTACGACTTCATGTGCTGCATGTCCAGCCTTTCACGAAGCCAGTTGCTATCTACCTCATTACTTGAGGTGATGATAAACAACTCATGTTTTTCGTCATACTTTGGAATGAGAGGATAAATGGCTGTATCATCCGTGATGGCATCGAAGCGCTCTTTAAATTCATCCTCTTTCTTCTCCGGGGCAAATTCGATGCCCCAATCTTGGAGTTCCGCCTTATTCCACTCGTTTTCCATAACGTCCAAATCATTCTCACCAAAATTGACATTATCTTTAGTGGCATATTCCCTCAACTTCTTAACGGGGGTATCAGGTGCCAGAATTTTACAAGGCAGTTCTTTATAACCTAACTCCTTGCAAGCTCGCAAACGTAAATTACCACAAACAACAATATATCTGCCATCATTGTAGGGAAAAACTATAAGTTCTCGAAGCTCAAGCATCTCTGGCGAATCCTGAATGCTTTTCTTCATCGCTTCAAAGCGGTAATCACGAAAAAAACGTGGATTTTTCGGCAATCCCGTGAGCTGCCCCTTATTAAAATCAAGTAGGCAGACTTGAATAATCTCTGTCATAACTAACTATATTAAAATCAACAACACAAAATCAACAACACAAACAGTCAGTAACAACACCTAATCATTTTTTCTATCATCGAACTCTATCTTATCTTTGATAAGCTGTTCAATGTCCTCACAACCAAATCTTTTTAAATAGGCAACAAGGTAAATTATCATCTCGGCTGCCAATTCTTCATCTTCCGAATATTTAGGAAGATTATCACTCCTATATTTAGAAGCAATATCGAATTTTCTCCAAACGGCTTCAATTCTTATGCTAAACGCTTTTCTTGAGCTATGCTCATTCATCTTAAAGCGCTTCCTCATGATATTCAAGCATCTCTGGGCAAACCTATTCAATGTTATCATATCGATCGGGTTAAATTGTTAGACTATGAATAATCTCACACGATTCTATTAGGTTGGTCTCTGATGCGAAACCAATGAACATATTCTTTATCTATCAGCATACTAATTATTTATTTTGAGGGGTCTGTTGTATCTAAATATTTCCTGTACTCTAATTCTGTCTTAGCAAGATTGATTACGGTATTAACCCCTTGGAAAACTTGTTTTGCTTGGCTCACTTTACTAGGATCTTCTTTCACATCCTTTATTTGTTGAAGAACCAAATTTCTCAAATCTTGTAAAATGGTAGGGTTCACTGTAGACACCTTATTCAACCGTTCATTAGCCAACACGACAACTGTGTTTGTTATTGACCGAAAACGATTCAATTTGGAAGCCAAATCAAACATACTAAATACCAATACTTTGCCATTATTCAAGTATATCTCAACTTCGGTACCATCATCACCGGTACCGTCACAGTAATTGAGAATTACAACTTCTTCATTCTGATAAAGGAATGGTTTATTAACCATTTCTTTCAATCTATCTATTGCTCCATCAGTCATGATTCATTCTTTTTTGTTGCTTTATTAATTTGTCTATTCAAAGCTCCTTTTAGTTTGATTAGGTACTGAACATCTTCCGGATATCGGGCATACAAAGAATTCTCTTTTTTTAATTGTTCAGAACGACTAATCATGTAAAGGTTCTCAATGGAAACGTTTTGCCTGTTGCCATCTTTAAACTGAATATTATAACCAGGGGGGATTTCTCCATTATGCTCAATCCATACAAGCCGATGTTTAAGTTCAAAGACATTCGGTTCGGCAGTTTTCACTTCAATGTAACCGTCACGAGTTATGCGTTCATAACCGACTGGTTTATGATTTTTGGGGACATGTCCTTTCTTAAATCGGGTAGCTTTCGTTTTTGCTAATTGTTCCTCTGACATATATTCCGTTTGCTTACGTCCCTTGTTCATCGGTTGGTGGCCTTTGGGAAAGAAGCTTTTAGAAGCGCATTGAAATTTAAATTCTTTAGATTTAAAGAGCCGTAATTTAAATGCAACTCCATTTACAGCAGAATAAGTGGTACCTAATATCTGTGCTATTTCCTCATTAGTATGATTGGGATACAACTTTTTCAATTTATCAAGTCTCTCACTATTCCAAAACGAGATTCTCGGAGAGCGCCTAAGTTTTCGAATCAAGGCCTTTGTTTTAACAGCACTAAGTGTTTTATCAAGACGCCTAGCAAGTTCTTTTAAATCAGCAGTCGGGTACTCACTGTCAAGTATAGCAAGTTGTTCGCCAGTCCACGTTTTCATAAGTGCGTCAATAAAGAGAGGAAACCACTAGGCTTCCTCTGTGTTATCGTTATTTAGCTCTTTCAGTCTTTCTTTGAGCTTCTTTTCTTTCTTATCATATGAATCCGCAAGTTTCTTAGAGAGCGCTTTGAAATCATCCGGATATTGTTCTGCAAAAAGGATTTTCTGACACTTTTGCAAATAGGAGTAGAAATTCACATTATTCGATGATAAGCATTCAGCAATAAAGGCTCTATACCATTGGTGTCGGTCAGCTTGGTTGTTTTTGACATAATTTACAAAATCACTCTCACCATTCCATTTTTTCAAATTCAGTTTTTCAAGATAAGTACTGCTACAACCGCTAAGAACCAGCACATCAAAAACAAGTTGTTCATTTTCAGAGAATTCTTTTGTTCTCTGATAATATGTTTTCTCTTGCGCCCACTTACGCATTTCTTCAGCAGACTTCTCCTTGACTATATCCTTCGCTCTTTTTAATTGGGCGTTTATTTTTTCCCTTTCTATCTCTTTTAGATCGGCAACAGCGGCAGTACTAGAAACCAGTTCTTTCTTTGTGTAATAGAATTTTACATTAAATTCTGGATTATAATTACCAAAGAATGAGATACAGCGATAAATTTCACCTTCATCAAGCATTTTTAGTGTCCGTTCATCATCAGCACTATAATAACATAAACTCCTAAACACCTCATCTGGATTAACTACTTCAAATCCAAGTTGCTTTACGGCTTCTAAAGCACTTTCATATTGTGCTTTTCTTTCATCACTCCAATAATATTCTGCTTTTGCTACAATAACAGTTTTTCCGAATGAAAAAGGTTCACCTACTTTAACAAGATTCTCACTCTCAAGCAGAATCTTTCGGATTACATATGCAATCCGCTTTCTATAAAAACAGGCAGCATTGATACAGCGAGCATTCTTATTATTCATCTCATAGAACAAACAACCATGATTACAGGTATTAGATTCACATTGAGAGCACTGCTTAAATTCGCCATTTTCCCAATTGTCTGCGTCTTCTTTAATCCAATCCGCTTTATCCAGTTCTAAAAAGGAATTACTAACATAGTCACGTATCATAGATGTCGTGCATTGTTCATCTTCTTCCTCATTGAACTCCTTTTGAGTTTCTTCGTCAAGTTTTGAAAGAATCATAGCACCGGATAATGGTATGTCTCCATTTCTTACACGTTCTTTCAGTTCCGGGATAAGACCGTTTAGCTTTATACGGTCAAAGACAAAACGAGTAGACTTTCCAAATTTAAGAGCAATATCTTCCAAAGTCCGTCCTTTCTCAGCCAACTGCGCAAAGGCAAAAGCTTCTTCGATGGGATCAACATCTTTTCTTTGAAGATTCTCGGTAATCATCGCTTCAAAAGCCTCATCGTCTGTCATTTCTCTGACAATGCAGGATATTGTCTGAAATTTCTCCGACTTTTTTCGATGGGCTTTGATTTTTGCAACATTCGCTTCATCTTCCTTTGCTTTCAAAAGTGACACAGCCCGAAAACGACGCTCACCGCAAACAATTTCATACGAACAGGGAATTGTCGTAACACCGCCAGTCTCTAAGTCAGTAAAATCTTCGGATTTGGCTACCCTGACGGTGATAGGCTGCAATAAGCCTTGCTTTTCAATGTTGCTTGCGAGCTCTTCAAGAGCTGCTTCATCAAAAGTCTTTCTCGGATTCAAAGGAGAAGGACTAATAAGGTCAATTCTAATGTTTTGTACTTCCATAATTTAATTATATTGGTTTGACTTTTAATTCATTACATCAGTAAAGTTATCGTAAAATGACAAGTTATGCAAACAGAAACTTCGCCATTTTAACGCCATTTTCATGTGGGCTTATTACGTATTTGAATAAATCCTCTTCTTTCAGTTTCCCGAAGAAGTTCCATATCTTCTTCTCGTATTTCAGCAGGCGTTTCACCGTTCACACTTCGATACGTTCCAATACCGAAACGCTCTCTGATACGAGCAATTTTATCCGAATCTTTAGTAACCCAGTAAATTGTAACTTTCATAGTAGCTATATTCTACGACTCTCGCCACACAGGGGGAGAACATTAAACGTTTTAAAACGATCCACTAATCTTGGGCCAAAACGTTTCTTAAATTCGGCTATGCCAAGATTCGATGTTATATGATACTTCTTGCCATATTGCTGAAAAATCTCATACCGGGCATAAAGAAATTCATCAATAACTGAATCGAGACTGGTACCATACGATTTTTGATTTTCCGTTTCCAGACCGATATCATTCAAGCAGATATTAAAGGGATTTGGTTTAAATCCTTTGGATTGATTCTCATTGTAAGTGTACAAGTCAATATGCCCGTGAATTTTATAATAATTCATCATTTGAGTAACAGACAAGTTTTCAAAAGCATTGGGGTTACAAGTGAGTTTCAAATAATCTGCAAAAATCTGCATCAACATTGTTTTTCCGGTACCAGGTTCACCAACAAGCAAAAGATTCTTATGAACCTTGTAATTCTCTTCCGGAAACACATTTTGAGCATACCGACATCCGTTGAAGTAGTACAGAAGAAACTGAATTAGTTTAGAGTTGTTATCATCAACATCAAATTTTCTAAACTCCCGTTCCGTATAATCCGTACCAAGGTTAGAAATTAAATTCCAATGACTGTAATACTCTTGCGTATCAGTTAAGTCATATTCAGAAACGTTCTGAATACTTTCTTTGTGCCTTTGTATCAGATTCTCTATCTGTTGGAGCGTCAGCTTGCGCTTGCCGGCTTCCTTCTCCATCAAATTTTGAAGTTTGCTTGATAAATTCTTTTCCTCTTCCGTCATGGTCTAATTCATTTTTTCGATTTTCACGAATACGATCCAGTATCCAAAGGTTTGCTTTGGAATCCCACCGCTCTATTTTCACTCCATTGGCATTCTTCCACCCTATCGAGTCAAAGTGATTGAAGAATATTTCTGCTTGCTCTTGCCAGTCATCTAACCGTTCCGGAGCATTTTGCTTGATGAAGTGTTGAATAACCTCATCAAGCGTAGGAGCTATAAATTCTTTTGCGACTCTTTTAGGTTTCTCCGGTTTAGAGAGTGGGAAAAGCTCGCCAGAGCTACTTTCTTTCTTACCCCCTTTAGGGGGTTCTTTCTTTGTCTCTGTCTTATATTCTTCTTTAGGGGGTATGGGGGAGCTTTCTTGAAAAGGTGTCCCTAAAGGGTACCCTAAAGGTGTCCCTAAAGGATGCCGTAAAGGTGGTATATTTTGCATACCTTTTTGTACACCTTTTATAGAATACGTTGATTTATTGCCTCTTCCATTGCCTTGTTTACATTCAATAAGACCTGCTTGAACTAATCTATTTCGGGCGGACTTGAATACTTTTACAGACACTCCCACGTCAGATGACACCTTTGTATCACTACGTGTCCAGTTATCCTCCCAGCCTAAACGATTCGCAATTTTTAGCAAGTAAAAATAAAGCCTCGTTTCACAGCAGGAAAATTGCCAGCTTTCGTCAAGTTCCCAAAACCTATTGATAAGTTCAATATAAGTCATATCAATTTATAATAATTCCGTAAGACATTGTTTATATAAGGTTGAGGGTCAGCTTTCAGATAATAGCAAACGCTATTAATGAACTCAATCAACCCATGACAAACGACATATACACTGCCATATTTCTCAACTAATGCCTGCCATTCTTTTTGCTCATCAGACTGCGTTCCGGCACGTTTACCTTTTACATGTGGAGTTTTCATCTCTATGCAAAGACTGCTCTTACCACCGCGAGGAAAAAGCAGAATCAAGTCAGCAACACCAGCGATGGCACCTTCATATTTACGCATAGCACCGCTTTTCTTTGTCCTGACGCCGCCGTTTGGTATAGCAAAGAGTAGAGGGCCGACATTGGGAAACGTTTCTCTGAACCAAGTTACACAAATGTGTTGTATCTTGGTTTCAGAATATTTCACCTCCAATTTACGAATATCTTCTTCAGTCATTTTTCTGCTTGTTTTTTGAAATCGTAGCACATTCATTTAGAAGGTCAACGATTTGTTTACACCTGTTCCTGCAACCGACAAAGGATATTATGGTTTCCCATTCAGGACCGAACAACATTTCTTTCTTGTATTCCTGAATATGAGTTCTCTGCCCAATTATAACTAATCTAAATGGCTTCATAATTTATCCCTAAACAAGTCCATTGCAAGATTCACCATATTCTCTTCTACTTGGTCATCCGTTCCGGTTACACCGTTAGCAATGTTCTTCTTTGTTTGAATCACATCATACATATACTTGTCAATAGTATCCTTACCTAAGAAGTAATAGCAGTTAACGTTGTTCTTTTGACCGTTACGGTGTGCTCTATCTTCTGCCTGTTCGCAATCACTGAAAGTCCAAGGGAACTCTATAAAAGCAACACGACTGGCAGCAGTCAAAGTAAGCCCGGTACCGCCCGATTTGAAATTCAGAATAATCAGTTTACAATCCGGATTATTTTGGAAAGAGTCAACGGCATATTGCTTTTGGTTGACACTATCGGAACCCGTTACAGTAACAGCTTTAGGAAATTCCTTTTTCAGTTCTGCTACAACTTCTTTCAAGTAACCGAAAAGTATCAGCTTCTCACCACCGTCGATAACATCATGGACAAATTCACAAACAGCCTTGATTTTACCTCTGGCAGATATCTGCTTTAAAAGCTGCATCTGCACCATAACGGCACCATTCATTGATTTCTGCACTTGTTCATCCGAAGCGTTCTTGTACTTCTTCAAGTATTTTACCATATCAGCCTCGGCAGCCTTATACTCTTTGGTGGTAGTGATATCAACTGTCAAGTATTGACGAGTCTTGTCCGGAAGTTGTGTAAGCACCTTTGACTTCTCACGACGAAAGAAGCAAGTATTCCATAGTCGCCAATTCAGCTCTTTAACGTTGGATGCCTGTTTGGGACCATCACAATATCTTTCAACATACCGGCTATAACCTCCAAAGTCCTCTAATCGACCTAATATTTTTAGCTGTTGTAGCAAGTCTGTATTATTGTTAACAACAGGAGTACCGGTCAATGCGAATATATAACGTTTACCTTTGCAGATACCTTCAACATATTTGCTCTGTTGAGTTTTACTTGATTTGCATTTATGAGATTCGTCAATGATAACAGACCTAAACAGAGAGACACGCTGATCGAAAGCAATACTTTTCATTGTAAGCTTGGATTCCTTATTTACAGCTTTTACAAAAAATTTATTAAGCGATTCATAATTAGTAATGAACACCTCACAAAGTGGGTTGCCATCAGACTTTTTACACTCATAAAATGATTGCCAGGACTGTCGGTTTCTGTCATCAAGGATAATCGAATTCATACCTGCGAACTTCTTAAACTCACGCTGCCAGTTTACTTTCAACGCAGCAGGGCAAATTACAAGTACTGGAAAAGACTCACCATAAATGGGCGCTTCCTTATGTGCTTTAACAACTGCACATATGGCTTGCAATGTTTTACCTAATCCGGGCTGGTCACCGAAAAAACAGCGTTTGTGCTCTATTGCATACTGTACTCCTTCAAGTTGATACTCGTAAGGTTGAAGTAACATATAGTGTTCACCGACAAAAGGTTTCATCGGAGGAATATCATAATTAATATCTTCAGTTACCTCACGTTCCTTGACAGTAGAACAATAACGCATCTGAACAGCCCATTGCGCAAAAGCTCTCACATACCAATTCGCATCACGTCCAATAGGATAACGCGTATCATTGATACTAACAAGCCACGCCCGGTCTGTTCCGTCATAGCGTGGCTTACTTGGTATCATCTTTATGACCTCGACCAACTTTGGGTGATACTCGAACTGAATCCGGTACAGATTGGGCGTCTTAGTCACATAAATTGGTTTCATGAAGCAGGTTCTAATACTAATTCATGATGTTCAACTGTTGAACATATCCCGTTATCTTCACCATCTTCATTCATTGCATCAGCAGCTTCATCAACCTTGTCAAACGGATCCTCACCATCTTTAAATTCAAATTCCCTTTGAATCTCCGAACATTTATTCTCTGTAACATAAAGCTCTGCTTCATACAAGAAATTATAAACCGCATCACGAAACTCCTCACAATGCACATACGATTCATTGTCCGGATCGAAACCGATACCAGGAGAACAAAGATTAAGGACTTTGCTCGTCATAAGGGTTCGCTTACCTGTCAACACACAAACCTCAAAAGAAGAATCACCACCAATGCTAACGCCGGTTACATTGAACTTTTTGAAGAACTCATCTTCAAGACATGACTCTGGACGTTCCCAATTAATGTACTGGGATTCTTTCTGTTCTGTAATATCGACAATGTAGGGTATGAGCTTGTTTAGCGAATCCTTCAAATCCGGATGAACAGGATTAATCCCCTTGAAAACAATATCGTTTCCTTCCTTGTCTGCATAGACCACTTCAAGACATCCCTTTTTGGTCAATTTTGCTTTTGAAATATTCAAATCCATTTTAATTAAACTTTGAGTTAATACTTACCTATGCAGGTATTCATTAATAAAATCTTTATAGTACTGGTCAACAGGCAATGGCAAATTGATTCCTAATTCGGTGGCAGCATCAGCCTGAACCTTATCCATGAAAGTTTTCATTTGGATCGTATTCAATTTAGAAGTACTTCCAACAACCGAAACAATATTTCCATTCATACATATTTGCCGTGGAAGAAACTTCCGGCAATAGTAATCATGTACATCCAACTTATCCGTGCCTGTCTCCCTCTCAATACAGGCAAACCACAGCCACATGAGCGCGTTCTGCGACAGGGTACGTGGTTCTACCTTTCTCTTGATGCTTACAGTGTAAGTTCCATTCTTGAGCGTGGAACAGAGGTAGTCAAACGACTTATCCATTGTGACTACCCCATTTTGTTTTGTTAGAATAGCTTCTGCCATATTTAGAATGGTAAATCATCAGGCGGTGATACCTGTTGATATGGCTGTTGCTGATATGCAGGCTGCTGTACTTGTTGTTGCTGTCTCTGTGTAGGCTGTTGCGTTGGTAACGGTGGTGGTACAGGAGCAGCCTGTTGTTGAACTTTCGGTGTAAGCATCTCGATACTATCAACAAAGACTTCAGTTATGTAACGTTTAACTCCTTTGCTATCGTCATAGTTACGAGTGCGTAACTTACCTTCTATATACAACTTATCTCCTTTATGGACGTACTTCTCAACTATTTCAGCAGTCTTATTCCAAAAAATAAGATTATGCCATTCTGTACGTTCCGGCACCTGGGTTCCATTTTGTAAGGTGTACGCCTTATCTGTTGTAGCAAAAGATAAAGAAGCTACTTTCGCTCCACCGTCCAATGTTCTCACATCCGGGTCTTTACCGGCACGCCCTATAAGAATTACTTTATTAACACTCATTTTCCTTCCTCCCTTATAGTTACACGAATACTATCCGCTTTAGTTGATGTTTTTAAATATTGAGAATATAGTTCCGGGTGATCTTCCTGAAACTTCTTTGCATCAAAACTCTTACCCGTTGAAGAGGGAGTATAGCTAACACGCAACCGACCGGCGTCCCATGATTTAACACCGTTCTCACGCATGGCACTTTTAAGCTGTTCCTTATAACCTTTCTGCACTTCAGCGATATAACTCGCCTGTTCCTCTATATCAATAATAGTATTTACTAATTGCATAGGAATAAGCTGCTTCTCATCGGCTGGAACAGGAGCATTAGGTAAGAACTGTTCACCTTTAATCTCACACTCCAGTAATCTCTTAACCTCTGCATCCGGCTTACGCTCAATCTCGACTAATTCCGACTTATTTCCACGTAACCAAATGCCAAACAGTTTATCAACTTTAATTAGTGGATTTTGAAGTTCAAACAAATAGGCATAGATTGATAGCTGCCAACTCAAATACTCACGGTCAAGGCTTGCAGTAGTCTTGATGTCGCCAAGACTGATTTTTTCGTCCTTTTCCCAAACACAATCAATATTCGATGCAAAATATTCATTGTCTGAAACAGTGTACTCATTGGCAAAAGCCTTATATCCGGCATTTACTCTTTCCCTGATATAATTAATAGCTTCAATACTCTCGGGTGGTAATCCTGTAACATCAGCAAACTGGCATTGTCCATGAATACGACTGCCTTTTTCAGCAGCTTTTTTCAATATGTATTCTGGAATATCCCTATACTTATTGGGAAATAGTTGCCGGCTTATCATTCCGGTAATACCTTTCAGTTGCTTTTCACCAAGAAAATATGTGTGGTTCTCTTCTGAGAAAACCACACTCGATTTAACCAACTCTATCATGATGCAGGATAAATTTTGCCCATTTCCATACAAGCATTTACAAACTCTTTATCATTTTGCATAGCCGGATTAGCATACCATACTTTTTCAAGTTCAGCTCTGCTTTTGACAGCAAGCATGTCAGCAATAGCCTTTTTCAGTTGGGCACCAGTATAAACTGGATTCTTCATACTAGCCGGTGTTTTTGCAGGCTGTTGTGCGTCTTCTTTATCGTGAGTGTTAGTTGCATCACTGTCTTTTGTATCATCAATGCAAAATAGACCGTTAAGAGCATACTTTCTTGCATAAGAAGATGAGGCTCCGGTAATTTGGCTGCCATCCATTCCCTTCTTTGTTTCCTCTTCTCTCGCAAAAGCAGTCACTATTTCTTTTTCCCCTTTTTCGTTGGTTAAAGTGGCAGTTGCTTTTACATAAATTCTATTGCCTACTGGCACCATCTCATCACTGAGAGTTAACGAACACTTTGTTTCAGTCAGAATAGGTTTCACTGACTCAAGAATATCCTCACAACTACGGTATTTGTAACTACCGAACTTATTAAATTGCCCTTTCGGGGCTTTCAGCTTTTGCTGAATGGTTACTAATTCTTTCATAATTCTGAATTAATGGTTTGACTTTTAGTTTATTACATCAGTAAAGGTAATCGTTATTGACAAGTTTAGCAAACAGAAACTTCGCCATTTTAACGCCATTTTCAGGTAGTTAAAAACTGCCTGTACGGTATTGTACAGGCAGAAAAATAAGAAAATGAATAATCCAATGTACCTTATGGAACGGCTACGCTTGAAGGGTGTACGGCTCCCTGATTTATACATAATGTAAATGCTAGTGGACGGAACCGGAGTCGAACCGGTCTCACGGAATATTGGTGCACATCACCGCAGTTTCAACCAACGATATACATATCCGCCCGATTAATTAAAAAGGTGCACTATCTTCACAGACCATACACCCCAATCACAAACACAAAACAAAACTCATGAACTACTATAATTTAATTAGGATCAGAAGGGTGAATGGCGTGGGGATCGAACCCACATCACGCATATCTGCGTATGCTGCCAATTACACCAGCCATCCGTTTTAAGTGAACTATTCTCACGAACCATTCACCTAGAACACAAACACAAAATAAAACACGACATTAACTATTAAATAGCACTCTCACGAGCTTCTTGCTTCCGGATAGCCGTTCAAAGCACACCGGAATAGTATAGAACAATTAAAACTCAAATAACAGGGGCTTTAACCCTACAGCGTCCTTTTCGCTGGCAACATTAGTTAAACATAAAAAGAAAAATTCTCTGTGAAGGAACCCGGACTCGAACCGGGATGACAGATTACCTATGTATGACTTTCTTCAATCTATCTGCATACTTGCGTCTACCAATTCCGCCATTCCTTCAGGTCGTAGCCAGACGCTTCCGGCTACATTGATTGAATTGTTATTGATACAAACATAATTTTCCCCCTCACGGGTTACTTAACTCTGATTGAGTTGAGCCGGGAAACGGATTCGAACCGCTGACCTCATGTAGAAACATGCGCTCTAACCAACTGAGCTATCCCGGCAGATGCCCGGCGAACCGGGCTAAATAAACATGACAAATACTAAAATTAAGCAATGCAGACCTTCACAGGCTATCTTTATTTTGTTTCCTATCTTCGTAGTATCGAAAACAGATATAATTCACTGATACGACAGTCACCAATACAAAAGCAGCAATAAATTCTTTCTTGCTAACTTCAATGCTATCTACAAGATACAGTGTTGTCCATAAGGCAATGAACATCATGGCATACTGTATCACTTTAATCTTTTTCATTTCTTCCGTTTTTTAGATTTAACTTTCCTTCCCGCACATCGGCAATGAAGTAATACTTGAGCAGCATTACAATGCCACTTGCCGTTTTGGACATTAGTGGGCTTATCACTTTCAATCTTACCCGTTTCTATAAGATTCATCAATTTCTTTTCCCCACCCACATAATACGCAGACTTATCTTTTCCAAACGTTTCTGTAGAAAACAGACGGAGAATATTATCTAGCAATATTTCAGCCATTTCACCTCTAATAGTTTCCATAAGCTTTAATTACTTACTCAACTCGCGTGACCGTGACAATACCGCTGTTCCTATCAGACTTAATACCCCATTTTTTATCAGGCTCCTTCTCCTTTAACCTGTAAGAAGTCAGATTCAAAAGATACGCCCTTTTGGAAATGGGAAAGTCTTTTTTGTCATCAATCTCCATTTCACGGAGAATGCACATAATACTCTTTTCTTTTTCCATACTGATTAATTTTAAAATAAAAGCTCCCCCGAACCAATTCGATCGGCAGCATCACGCTTTATTCGGAGGATTTACTTAACTTTGGGGTGTATAATCAAAAATTAAGTAATATGAGAGCTGAATTTTACAAAAAACATGCAGAAGATATACTTTCTAACCTTGAAAGCATACGAGCAACATTTAAAGAATTGGTTGATTCTAACAAGATAGCGCCCAAAAGCTATAAAGATAGTACTCCAGGAACAAATGATGTATATTCATGCAAATTCAAAGAAGTACAAGATGATTTCATCAATCTTGTACATGCTTTTGACCAAGAAATGCCATTTTACAAAAAAATGATGTCAGAACCTCGACCTCGATTTGATTCAGGTTTTTTAGATCATTATTACAATGATGATTGCAACAAGCTCAAATCACTCATAGAAAAATTCATTCATTATCTCTCTTTTTATCTCGATTAAACCCGACTTTACAATCTGAATAATCCCGAAAAGCTTTCTGTATCATAGCAGGAAGCTTTTCGGCTACTACTTTAGCTGATTTTATCGGCATATTCTCTACACTTAATGAGAATGTGGCATCTTCCAAATTCTCATTCCTATCGTTTTTAATTGTTACTTGAATCATAAATATGTTGATTAATTAATGTGGCTACTCAATGAGTAAGATAGTCCAATAACCGTTCCCAATCAGACTCATCGCCTGACCCACATTCATCTTTGAAATGGGTGACACACCACAATCGGATGCGCCACTCTTTCAAAGGTGCGTTAATTACAAAAGAGACTGCTTTTTGGTAATCTCCATCGGGTTGTATTTTCTTAACAACTCGCATCTTAATCATTCGGATTAAGTATTTACGGATAAACTTGGGTAATTTCATTATTGAGTTATTTTCAGAAAATCAGGAGCAATACCATAGAGCGGTGTTTTTCCATCCCATTTATCAATAAACTGCTTATACAGGATTTCTTTAGTCAACCCTTTCGATGTAATAAGAGCCTGTTCCGTTTTCAATCGTTCCAATTCATTTTGTTTCTTCTGCTCTTCAATTTTCTGATCGAGAACAGATATATTGGTATTTACTTCATTGCGACTATCAATCTTATCACGAACAGCTCTTGAAAACTCCAACTGTGCAGAAAAAGTAAGTAATTGTAATCCTCGTTTATCAAACTCTTTATCTACTATTTGCTCCAGTCTCTTTTCAAAAACTAACGAACCACCATCCGCCATCAGGCTATCAGTCTTATGTTTTCGGCTTTCCTCCTTAATAAGGTCATAAATACGAGGTTCCAAGATATTATCTTCCAACGATTGCATAAAGCCATCCTTTCCTGATGGAGTATCGGCTTTATCAATATGCTTGTTGTCAAATACAATATCAATAGCCCTATTCTTCATCACCTTATAGGAATAAGTCGGACGTGCTGTAAACTCCGTATTGTCAGCAGCCTTTAATGTTACTGGCTCTGCGAATTCTCCACGTTGGTCAAACAAAGGAACTTGAAATAGCTCCGTACCCCATTCCCATGTAGATACTTTGCCCGAAACTACCTTAAAATCATCTTTCCCCTGTTTACCGTAATTCTCCATGAGCACACCGGCATAATTAGGAGCAACTCTTTCACACGATGCAAATAAAATAATGGCAATCAATGCCAAAAACAGACAATCAATCTTTCTTCTCATTTTTCAGTGCTTTTATTAATTTATATGTGACAAAAAATATCGTGAACAAGATTACACCCACACCTATCCACGCATTTACATGATTAAATATTCTATTTCCAACAAATAGACCGATGATGAACATCACAATTAGAGTTATGTAATTCTTCATAATAATACGCTTAATATTAATTGATTAATAAATTTCCCCCGTTCCAAGATTATTCGCTAATAAAAAAGGAACGGGGGATTTTCTTATTTTTGTAGAACCAACTTAAAAAATAAGAAAATGAACAAATTTATTGAGATTACCGAAAACGGTAAACGCATCCTTATCAATCTAGGATGTGTTATTAAAATTGAGGACCATAGAAAACAGTGTATCCTACATTTCAATTATTGCTTTCATATCTCTTCTTTATTGCATCCAACTTATCTGAAAATACTTGTAAGGCATTCATTAATATCCGGAACATTCCGTATGTAAATAGAGCACTTACCGCACCGAGAACAAATGAAGCTGTTCTTTCTTCAAAATCACTCAACGTAAATGTTGTAATAAAAAAGTAACACGAAGAAACAATAGAAGCGAGTAACATAAGCACCGCTCCTAATATTATCCCAACTATTACAAACTGGAAAAACCTTGTCATAACTCTATATTCTTTAATTAAACATTGAAGCGATGGGCGGATTCGAACCGCCGACCTCTGCTTGTGGTGCTCTTCCGTTAAGCTAAGAGTATTTCTTGAGAGACTCGAACTCTCAACCATCCACCACACACAGCGCTCTAACCTGCCTGAGCTACATCACCTTTATATACATAAAGCAAATACCTCGATTTGCCGACAAACGTCTAACTGATTTAGTTTTACAACGATACGGCTTGACCATTAACCACAGCATTATATCGTTGAGAAGCCCGCCTACGTCAGTAATCCCTTTCGGCACGTGTCGGCTTCCAAAACACCATTTTACCAATATGTCAAAGAACTCTTCTCTGTTGTTCCCAGTCTCCCTTCAAGGGCAGGCTCAAAGACCGGACTGGGTACCGGATAACCGGCGGTTTGGTTTGACTTTAGTGAGGGTTAGAGAATACTTTGGTTGTTCTTCAAAACTATATCCATTAAGTTTCTTTGCGATTCAATAAATTTCTTCAAATCATCACATTGGGAAACTTTCTCTCTATAAAATCCACGTTCTGATTCTAAATCTCGTTTGAGTTTTTCATTTTCACCTCTCAAAGAGTTGATCAACGCGTCTCGTTCTTCAATCACAGCTTCATATTTGTCTCGCTGTATTTCTAGTTCGGTTCTTTTATCCATTGTTGTATAATTTGATTAATCTCCGACGTAATGTGCACCGTAATGAGTACTATTTGGGTTGTAGTAAGCGGAAGCGGGTATATTAAGATTATTGTACCCCTCATGCCTTGTAGCTTTAGCCGCTTTACTCATTACCTCGTTTCTTTCTGATAAGAATTTATCCGTTCTTGCTTTCATGGCTTCCTGTGAGAAATTTTCTTGAAGTTTAGCAAGTCTCCAAGTAGCTTTCAGAACCTCTCCAAAAGTTTTTCCCTGCTTCTTGCCTGAATATTTATAGGTTCTATGAGCATTTCTCATTATTTCGGATAAATCAAATCTTTTCATGTCTGTCACATTTATTGAGTTTCACATTTGTTTTATCAATCATTTTTTATACTTTTGGAGTATTGATTGATTGATGATGCAAATATATTCTCGTTTGAGAGAATATGCAAATTTAAAACTTAAATTATTCTCTCATTTGAGAGAATTTAACTTTTACAAACTGCATATGATTACAAGAATTAAAGACATTATTGCATACTACGGACTTAGTACAAGAGCATTTGCAATGAAATGTGGATTAAAAGACAACACATTCTCCAACCAATTAAATGGAATGAGAGAACTTAGTTTGACTACAGTCAATGCTATATTATTCTCAAATGAAGAAATATCCGCAGAATGGCTGTTAAGAGGAAAAGGCTCCATGCTTCTTCAAAAAGAAGAAACAGAACCAGGAATGGACAAATTGAAAAGTATTGTATATACCATAGCCAATTTGCAGGATGAAATCAATGAGAAGACAGTGCTTACCCAACGGCTTTTGGAAGAAAACCAAAAATTAAAGGGTGAACTGGCTATGTTGAAGAATGAAAGAAATATCGGATAAGCTATGAAAAGGACATATTATACTATAGTACTCAAAATAGCATTTGTAATCACTTACTTTATAGTACTGTTTAACTATCCAATAACAACAGTTATTATAAGCTTGATTCTTATTGCACTATACTATAACATAATGTCTGATTCAAGCCAAACTGACAGACCGGATAAGTGGGTAGATGGATATACAAAAAAGGATGGAACCTATGTAAACGGTCACTGGAAAAGAAAAAGAAATAAATACTAAATGAAGAAAATCACATTAGTTTCATTTGCATTGTAAATTAATAAAATAAACCTCATCATTATCAAAAACAGCAGTTCTTAGCATACCTTTAGAACTCTAAAAACACTGAATAATCACATATAAATAATCAATATTATGGAGCAGACAAAAGAAAGTAAAAGAATCATTGGCGGAAAAATGTATGTTATAAACATCAAGTCTAGATACGAACAAACGCCACAAAAATATGTTAAATTATTTGAGCAACTATATGCTAAAGATCCCCTCATATTATTACATAGTAATAGATATATCAGTATAAAACAGCTTCTTAAAAGCGAATATTTAGAGGATGACGGTACCCCAAGAATGCTATTAATCAAATTAATTTCATATGATATTCTTAATCCAGATGCTTTTTATGATAAAAAAACGAAAACACAGGTAAAGATTGACATTAATCCTGATATTGTTGCTAACCTAAAAGAGGTAGAGCTATATTTTATCCCTAAAGTGCACCGATTAATAGTCAGCATAAGCTCTAAAATCGGTATAAATCAAGTGATGAAATATCTTACCCATAGTTTTGCAGAAACAGCTAGTAATGGAGCTGTTGATATTAATATAGAGAAAAGTAGAGATATCATCACAAGAGTTTTAAACGCACATAAAATATTTTTAATTGATGCAGATATAACTTTTTCAAATAAAGATTTTACAGAAGGATTTATTGCAAAGTTTGACAAAAAAAATAAAAGATGCAAGACCAAGAAATGTTAAATTCAAAATGGAAGGAACAGACGAAGAACCTCTTAAAAAAGAAGAAGATGGAATAATCGAAGCAATAGTCAACATGTCACGTAGTAACGGTACAATGATAGCTAGAGTACAAGAAAAAGAAAATGGAAAACCGATCAAGATTGATACAAAAGATTATCCTATGAGAATAGAAATTAAAGATACAGAAAAAAATTATTTTAATAAGATATACACAGAATTATGTAGTATATTTGGGCATAATCAATAACTAGAATCATGAATGCTAAAGATGAATTTGGATGGAGAAGTATTTTTAAAGTATATACTAGTAAAGATATTTTAAAAGATTCTTTAGTACCAATACTTCTCTCTATTTCGATGATTATTATAGGAAACTTTAGTGATATCCCATCATATCAGTCATTAAGTACAATCATAGACTTATGTATTGGAATTATCCCTACCATTGTCTCACTCGTATTAGCTGCATATGCCATTTTATTATCTATATATTGCTCTAATCTACTAAATGATTTAAAAGATGATGAAGGAATAAAACTACTCTCTGGACTAAATTCCTCATTTGTAGTATGTATGATTATTATGTTTATTGGTATTTTTTTTAGTATTATATTTAAATATATACATAGTCTAAACATCCAATTTTTATATAGCGATTATGTTAATAATACAGCATCATTCTTGTTACTTTACCTTCTATTATATTCTATATGGTCCATGAAGGATATAGTTATAAACATATATAATTTAAGCAAGGCTGCATTACTTTCTTAAAATACAGTTCTGTTCAAAGAAAATGTGGAAAAAAGTAATCATATTCTCTTCTTCCATTCCCATGGTTTGGGAGAAGAAATATAGTCGACAGGAATTCCTTTTTCGGATAAGATCCTTTGCAAATGCCAAACAAGTGCTTCATCAGTAACATTTTTTTTCGCCTGTAAGGTATCTTATTTGATAAACGATTCCTTCCAAGGAGGCTTTTGAAATAGGCTTTATTCTCTTGAACATACGATAATCAATTTTAGTGATGCGCAAATATAATATTTAAAGTAATATAAAATATGAAACTCAAAAATCTTGATAGTACATAAAACATCAAATGGTCGAATTATGGTCGAACCATAAAAAAAAGCAGGACTATATAATTGATATACAGAATATACAACTAGATTTCCAAAAATGTGTCTAGTTTAGTTTTTGTGTTAATAGCTCCCTCGTCAGCGGACGAACTAGGGAGCTATTTTTTTTATTTATTACAGGAATATAATTGCACAAAATATACATATTTTCCATAACTTTGCAGCGACAAAGGATCACACAAATGGAATATAGCGTAGAAGAACTAAAAAGTGCATTAATAGAGAAATGCGAGAGTGAAGGTATCCTGTATGCAACGGTTGCAATGGACCGTCGTACTAAAGAAATGATTCTTCCTGATACTTTACAAGGAGCTCTGAAACATCCGGAATTCTTCGTATGTACCTGCAAGAAAGTAAAAGACCAATATGTAGTGGAGGAGATTACTAAAGTGTAATACTCCCCCCAGTCTTTTATTTT